ACAGTTGTTTGTGCTTTGGTAGATGCCGGCTCATTTTTCTTAATAACATCCGGATGGTAACCATCTTCTTGGGCATAGTTCTCTACGGACCAAATACCAAGTCCTTCCTTTTGCGCCTTTTCTTGAATCGCCTTATACTGATCAACGTATTTTACGTTTGGAGCATATATGTACGCAACCCTAGCTAGCCCCTTTTCAAGTAGCATTTCTTGGACAGACTTCCCTTCCACATAGATGTAATACAAGAGCCTACCGTACTTATCGGGTCCATTATTAACATCCTGTTCTAACTCTACCGTCTTCCCACTTAGCAAATCTTTAGTGAAATTTGATGCTTCTTTTCCGAAGGGCTGTTCGCCATGCTGTGGATGTTTGGTTTCCGGGGTATCGACCAGAAGAAAACGAACAGCTGCCTCCTTACCGTTTAACTCAACCTTGATTGTATCGCCGTCTGTTACCTCAAGAACTTTCGCTTGAATACGTGAGGCAGTTGGCGTTACCGCTTGAGAGTCGGTTGTAGGTGTCTGGTTCGATTGATTTTGGGAAGCTATTTGAGCTACTTCCTTTTGCTTTACCTCTGTAGACTTATTCTCTTGAATTGAAACTGTTTGAACTGGCTTTTTCTCGCTGGCAGCATTACCAATACTAGAAATCAGAACAATTAATGCCCATGCGGTTCCTAATCCCTTACCAATCGCCCCGATCTTCTTCCATTGAAAAAGGATCATGATATAAGGAATAAAAACCCAACCTATGAACTTCAAAAATTTCAATGGCTTTTCCTCCTGATGGTCCTAGGACTATATTCGTGACATTTCCACGATAATCCAAGTACCCAAGGGTGAGCAAGGGTAATTGTCCGACACCCTTCGACAATCACTTAACTTGAAATCGCTGTTACATTATCTAATGGAACCCATTGAACATCTTCATCATTTACCAGCTTGATCCGTCGCGCGTTCTGATCGATCCACTTCACGGTGCCCCACATGGAACAGGTTGTTCCCAGCTCGCCTTTTACCTGTTTCCACCAAGTTACCGTGATGGCGTAGTCCTCGCGGGCCGAGTCACGGAGTTGGTACTGGAAAGACTCCAGCTCGTCCTGCTCAAGCACAGGCATATGTACCAGCTTCTCGTCTTCCTTCATCTGCAAGTACAATTCCCGCTGTTGAGGAAGCACGAAACGTCCTAGTGTTGGATTGGTTAATTTTGATGACCTTTTATCAGATAGCATGGCGTTCCACCACCGATTGCACAGCAAGGATGTTGTCAATCACAAAGACACGCGGCGCTCGCCGTGCAAGACAGTACGCTTTCAGTCGGTCGCCTGCGATTTCGAGGGGCCGCAAGGTTCGCTGTGTTGTCTGGCCGTCTCCAGACAAGTAGATGATATGGATATGCTGATGCCGTTCTATGGCTCTTTGCAGTTGCTTTCTCATGCTGTTCGCCTCCAGATAAGAACGTTAGTTCGCTTGTATTATATGCGAACAACTTGCGAACATGCAATTAAAAAATACCCCACTATTAAGTGGAGTATTTTATAGTTATTTTAATTTTCTTTGTGTTGCTTTTTTCTTAACCTCATCAATTATTGAGTCTGCAACACTTTGTTCGATGGGCTTTCTTTCTCTTTTAAAATGATCATGTTTAGTTTTCACTTCAGGCAACTTAAAGAATTGTTTATTCTCATTTGCGAATTCGGGAATAACACCTAACTTAAGCATGATTATCACCTCTTAAGTAATTTTGGAAAAAATTGTAATTCAATTCAGGCTTAAAGTAATGTTTTCGCTTTATCCAAATAAAACCGTCGCCTTTAGAAATAATAGCAACGTCTATTGGCCCACCAACTGTCTCTGCATCAATAGAAACTTTTCTTTTAAAAGAAGTAAGATTAACTAATGCTTCTGCAATTGCAGCCAATTCATCTTTTGGAAGTATCGAAACAATGTCAACGATTGGTCTTGCATATACTTCCATTTGTATTTTCTCTATGTGTTTTTGAATTGCTTCAAATGCATCTAAACTTACCTGTTTGATAATCTCACTTGAACTATCACTTAGAGGCCCCTCACCATTTTCCATTAGCGCATGGTCAATAGCCCCTGGATAGTGCTTTAATACATTATGCAGTGTCTCTATTATTGTGTTCTTTAACGCCGGATCAATACCCTTCGTGAATGAGTGAACCATTTCTTGCTGTGCGAAAGGCAAAATGGCAGCAGTTACTTTTTCACTCGACCGTTCAGCAGCTACTTCTGTTACCTGCTTTAACTTGTATTTTAAAACACCATTAACAATGCCTTCAACTGTGTATTCATGTAGTATTGGAAAAATTTCGTCATCACCGTATCCAGCTATAACAACACCAGTCGTATTGTGTTGAAAAATATCCTTACAAAATAATAAAGCGGATATTTGCAGCATCCAATGTAAGGTATCATCGTCCACAGTAAAGTTAATTTGATCATTAATTATTTGTATAATACCTGAACCGTGTTTGCCTAAAAATTCAGAAATAAAATCCTCACTAAAACCCTGTAGGTACTTTAATCTATTCAGGGAATGTAGCTCATACTCCACTTCTGCAGAAAGAATATGTGCAACTTGATACTCAAAAGGCTCAGCATTTTTGAAGACAGCGTAAATGACTTTATTAACTCTTTCTAAGAGGACGTTGAGATGCGCGTAAAAATTTCTTAATACAAGCATTTCCTCTGATTGCTCAGTCACATATCGCTGGTCAGTGGTTAGAAATTCAAAAAAGTTATCCGCATATTCGCTCAGTTTAGGGAAGGTATCCTTTCCAAGACCTTCTCGATATACTTTAATTATAGTCTCCCACGGAACCCCCATGAAATCTGCCCCGCCGTATACCATGATACCGACCGGATGTCTTTTTGATAAAGAGAACAACTTATCAGCAGAATTGAATACTTTTTGCCTTCCGCTAGAACCAACAGTAACTGCGCTATCAGCTGCTAATGCTACACCCATTCTATTCATGATCCCTATTTCTGCAGTCATGTTATTCGCTCCTTCAATACTGGTGTTTGTTTTGTTCGACAATAAATAACAAATTCCTTCCAGTTTTTCCTTCAGGAACTTATTTAGGATGAACACCTACACTTGAATTTTGGGCACATAACAAAATGATTCTTAAGTCACTCATCCACATAACTACATAATACATTTGTCCCAGAAAATAGAAAAGCCCCATCTAGCAGATCTCTCTACCAAATGGGGCGCTTGTCTTATACCTCGGTTTCTTCTTTATTTATCGTTCGTTTGGTCCGTTCTCGCATGAAGCGATACATCCTGGTAACCAGACATGCCCATGCAACTTTCCCGCCGATCAGAGCAAAGCCGTTGCGGATCCGAGCTGGCAGGAACTCATACCGATCGATCAGCTCCTGCTCTTTCTTATTCAGTAGCGTCTCGAAGTGAGGATATTTGCTCTCGATGTGCGCCACAAACTCGTATACACGCGGGAAGAAGTCGGCTGCCATGAGTACCGCAACAAAAAGGAACAGAGCCATTAGCCAACCCCACTCCTGGAAGAACATGATCACTTGATCCAGCATCATTTGCAAACACATCCTTTCGAAAGTTTCACTGTTTTGGTAGTTTGCTCCCATTCGACCTGCAGGCCGAGCGCCGCAACCAAGTCCCGAGCAGGGGTATATGACGTTCCAGCGTCGATTGTGACCGGCATGACAACACCGTTGACTGTGACCTGTTTGTTGGTATCACACCACCCAGGAACGACGCCAGCGGCCTCGGCCACCGCCCGAACTGGCAGCCTAGATACTCCATCTTTGAGGAAGCCCTGCACCGGCAGCAACTTTCCGTTGACTTCGATGGAAACTTTATCCACAGGTTTAGGTGTAGGTTGTGGATTACTTGTTAGCAACTTATGCACATCGTCTTTGAACTTCGCCCACGCCTGCTGTGCTGTCAGGCCAGTGTACTTGCGTGCAAAATCATCTGACACGAAGTAAGCCGGGCAGTTTTTACCTGTGATGTCGTAGTGGCGCCACAGCTTGTCCACACTCCAGCCGTACCGCCGGAGGATGTCCGCGGCCAGCTCCACCGTTCGCTTATACATCGCTCGAAAATCACTGTCCACATTCACACACATCTCGATGCCGATCGTGCAATTGTTCGGGTACGAACTGAGCTGCTTCAAAGCTTCGGGTTTGTACGACTTGGCTCCTACGTGATAGCCCATTTCCGTCTCGGGCAAACACCTGATGATCTGCCTGTCGTCCACGATGTAGTGCGCGCTGGCTTCTGTCGTCGGCTTGTTGAAGTAGTTCCGGTTTGCCACCGCATCGGCTCCCTTGCCCTCGTTGGCTGTCCAGTGGATGACCAGTCCTTTCGGGACAATCTTTGTGCCTGGTCTGGCCGTTTGGTTCGTGAGCAGCATTTCCGTGATTTGCATGTTATTTGCCCTCCCCT